AACGGGTGGAAAGATCACCCCGAACGCCGGGCCGTGGCGCACGCAGACGTGGCGCCGCTGGCGGCCCGCGCCGCTGAAGCGGATAAGCTCGCCGAGAAAGACGCAGCCCGTAGCGCGCGAACCGAAGCCGCCCAAAACGGGGGCGGGGGAGTCCTCGGCGAGGCCCTGGGTCGCTATGTGCTGCTGTACCCGTCGCAGTCCGTGTGGGACCGCGAACGGCGTGACGTGGTCGCCCTCAACGACCTGAAACCAAAGCTGGCTGGCTGGTACACGGACTGGCTGGAACATCCGATGCGTCAGGAGCTGGATCGCGAGCATTTGGTGTTCGACCCGCAGGGCCTCTACAACGAGGAAGACGGCTACATCAACATGTTCCGGGGGCTGCCGCTGAAGCCGGTGCACGACCCGGAGCGGTGCCGTCACATCCGTGAGCTGATCAACCACCTGTGTAACCGCAACCCCTACATCACCCATTGGTTGATGTGCTGGCTCGCCTACCCGATACAGAACGTCGGCGCCAAGATGGCCTCGGCGATCCTGATGCACTCCGAGACCCAGGGCACCGGTAAATCGCTGCTGTTCGAGGTCGTCATCAAGCCGATTTTCGGCGAGTACGCGGCAACGCTGGGCCAGCACCAGCTTGAAAGTCAGTACACGGATTGGCGCTCCCAAAAGCTGTTCGGGCTGTTCGAGGAAGTGTTCTCCAGGGACCAGAAGTACAGCCACACCGGCACCCTCAAACACATGATCACCGGCGCGACCCACCGCATCGAGAAGAAGTTCGTGAGCGGCTGGGAAGAGGCCAACAACATGAACGCCGTGTTCCTCTCCAACGAGATCCAACCGTTCCCCGTTGAGCCGTCAGACCGCCGCATGTTGGTGGTCTGGCCGCGCATCAAGCTCGGCGAGGAAATGAAGCAGCGCGTGCTTGAGGAAGTGGCCAATGGCGGCGTCGAGGCCTTCTACGGCTACCTGATGTCGCTGCCCCTGGAGATTCAGGAAGAGCGCGACGGTGAGCAGGTGTACGTGCCGTTCGGGCACCACAGCGAGCCGCCGATGACCACCGCGAAGCAACGGTTGATCGATTTTGGGCGGCCCAGCTGGGACACGTTCCACAATAAGTGGCGCTCCGGCGAGCTGGACGTGCCCTACCAAACGTGCCTCACCGATGACCTCTATACGATGTACAAACGCTGGTGCAAGCGGCGCAGTGAACACGTGATCAGCCAGACGAAGTTTTCCACCATGCTGGCGAGCCGGGAAGAGAAGGTGCCGCGGGTGCGGTACCGGAACCTCGGCAGCAGCGGTAAGAAGGGGACCTTCTTCTGGGTCGAGGGTCAGGGCTGCGTTGCCCGCGAGGGTGAGAGCCAGGAAGAGTGGCTGGGGCGCTGTGTGGAGGCCTTCAGGGCTGCCATGCGCCATGCGGATGGAGGCAGCGATGACGACTAGCCGAAGGCCACGGGTACGCCACGGGTTACGCCACGGGTTGCCAGCGCGCCAAGTGATTGATTTCAGGCGACATGCCACGGGTGGCACAGGTGCCACGGGTCTATCCCGCGCGCGTGTGCGGGTGCGTGCACGGTTCTCCCAGGCCCTTTCCTGTTTTGGGCGCGTGCGTGTTCCACGTGCGCGAGCCAATAACCCGTGCCACCCGTACCACCCGTGGCATCTCGTTTTTTTTCAATGGCTTATAAATTTCAAACCCTGGGCGCAACCCGTGGCGTACCCGTGGCGTCTTGGTTTTGGTGTGTTCCACGACAAACATTTCAATTTTGGTAGGGAGGGACGATGAATCCGATTCGGTTGGTAGCGAAGTTGACGGCTCGGGGCGTGGCGATCGACGGCGCCGGCGGTGGCGGTGGGCCGGTGCTTATCTCGGCGACCGATGTCGGCGCGGCGCTGGGCATGGGGCGATTGAAGCCCGAAGCGATCCTGGTCGGTCGGGCGAAGTTCTGCGACGACAACACCGCCCAGCTGGAGCTGGCCGGCTGGGTGCAGACCGAACTGCATCGCCGCTGCCAGAGGGCGGGCTGGAAAACCGACTACTGCGAAGGCCTGGCGCAGCTCTGTGTGTTTGAGTTGGTGTGGCCCTATCGCTGCACCCATTGCTACGGGCGGGGCAAGGTGTGGATCCAGCAGCCAGAACGTCGGACCGAGGATCAGGACAGCGCTGCGCCATTGGTGATGGTGGACCGGTGGTTGTCGTGCGGGCGGTGCAAGGGCACCGGGCAGGGCCGCATGTCAGTGCGCGAACGGTCGGCGGTGGCGCAGATCGGCAAAAGCCAGTTCAGAGACGCTTGGGCCAAGCGTGCCGATGACATGCTTGCGGAACTGCATTCGCTGGAGGAATCATGCCTGCGACACCTGTGGCGTCAGTTCGCGGACGACGCGGCCTGAGAGGTGAGCGAATTGTTTTTATCTTGACCGCTTGACGAACCGGACAAAAACGACCATCATTTTCCCAACGTGGAGAAGCCCGCCCAGACGAAAGTCTTGGCGGGTTTTTTTGTGCCCGCACGATCTCCCCCGGCCGTTCCCAGCGGCCACCCAGGCCCGCTTCGGCGGGCCTTTCTATTTTCACCACGTTGATAGCGGGCGATGGGCTGGCTCACCCACGGGCTTCGAATTCACCGCCGGCGCATCGACGCCGGCGCTTTGACACTGGGGGCTGTGTGTCCGATCCGAGAGACGTGAGCCTGGCGGCAGAGATGGTCAAGGCCTCGCCGCCGGTCCTGATAACAACAGCGTCAAAGATCATGGGGCTCACCCTGTCCGACTGGATCGCGCTCCTGACCATCCTGTACCTGATGCTGCAAATCGGCCTGCTGGTGCCGAAGTACTGGACCGGCGTGCCTAAGGTATGGAGTCGCGTCGCAGCCGGCGCGCGTCGGCTGTTTCGGTGGCGCTCATGAACCGGGCGGGGAAGGTCGCCGGCGGCACCGCCATCGCCATGGCAGCGGCCATCGGCGCCGTGAGTGTGTTCGAAGGCCGCAGCAATGAGGCCTACCTCGACCCCGTTGGGGTCGCGACCATCTGCGACGGCATCACTCACAACGTCGAGCTTGGGGACACGGCGACCGACGCCGAGTGTGATGCGCTGCTGCGCGCCGAGATCAAGCAGGCGCTGACGGTACTCGACAACGCCGTGGACGTCGACATGCCACCGTCACGCCGTGCCGCGCTGGCGTCGTTCATCTACAACGTCGGGCCCACCGCCTTCCGCCGCTCGACCCTGCGGCGCAAGTTGCAGGCCGGCGATGCACAAGGCGCTTGCGACGAACTGCTGCGCTGGGTGTACGCCGGCGGACGGGACTGTCGCATCCGGACCAACAACTGCTACGGCATCGTCACTCGCCGGCAGCGCGAACGGGAGATGTGTCTCGATGATGGGCGTGGGTTGGAAGGTCTGGCTGGTGATCGCACTGGTGATGGCCGCCCTGATCGGGGCTAACTACTACCAGTATCGCCAAGTGCAGACGCTCAATGCGGACCTCGGCGGCGTGAAGCAGCAGAACGCCCAACTCGCCGCGAGCCTGAAAACCGAGCGTGACCAGGTGCGCACGCTCACCGAGCAACGAGACCACGAGGCGGCCATCCGTGAGAAACGTGATCGCGAGATACGCCAGATCGGCGAGCAAATGGAAGCCGAGCGGCGCGCATGGCGTCGCCGGCTCGACGCCGAGGCGGGCGACTGGATGGCTACTGATATCCCTGAGCCTGTTGATCAGCGGTTGTGCGAGCTTGTGCCCTGCGCCCCCAGTGCAGACGAAGGTGATTCACCAAACGATCCCCGATGACCTGCTGCCGCACTTCGTCATGCCGGTCTGGTACCCAGGCGGTGGCAACGAGGCGTTCGTGGATTACATCGAGCGGACAGAGGAACGGGCCCGCAAACACAACGCGACGATCGATGCGGCGCGGGAAGCCAACCAACAACGACCCGATGCCGCTGGCGTCTCGAAACCCTGACCCCTGCACCCTTTTGGGGCACCCCCATGGCCGCGGGTCCTTCCGGGGCCAGACCGCTCAAGGGCGCGTAGAGCAAGGATTGTTTGCAGATTTGGCGCGGCATAGGGGGTTATAGCTATACGGTGGTTTCCGGATGACTTCACTTGATGATCGTGCGACGGCCAGCGCGTTTGCGCGCCTGGTCGGGATCAGCCAGCCGGCGGTGAGCAAGCACCTCAACGACGGCCACCTGCCGCGCGACGGATCCATGGGTGAATGGCTGCGCGCTTACTGCGACCACCTGCGCAGCTACGCCGCCGGGCGCGGTGGCGACAACCAGGGCGCCTTGACTACCGCCCGGGTGGAGGAAGCCCAGGCTAAGACGGCGATGATGCGCCTCAACTACGCCGAGCGCCTCGGCAAACTGGTGCCCGCCGACGACGCCGCCCGCATCGTCGTCGACTGGGCCGGCCACACCAACAGGGAAATCCGCGCGGCGGTGGAGAAGCTGCGCCAGGCCCTGGAAAGCGAGCACGGAATCACGATCGCCCCCGAGACCCTGACCGATGTCATTGAACCTGCAATCGAGCGAATTGGTGGCTTTGCGGAGCACGCTGCGGGGGATCTTGAATCAGGCGGCGGCGAAGTTCCGGCCACGCAAATCGGTGGCGACGGCGCAGTGGCTTACTGAGCACTACCACCTGCCGGAAGCCATCGGCGACCTGGCCGGCACCTACGATTTTCACTACGCGCCGTACTTTCTCGGCGTCGCCGCGGCGCTGGACGATCCGGCGGTGGGCGAGGTCGACCTGATGAAGGCCGCCCAGATCGGGTGGACTTACTTCCTGATCGGCTATCTGGCCAAGCGGGTGGAGGCCCACCCGGCGCCGATCATGGTGCTGTTCGCCAAAGAGAAGGACGGCAAAGCGTTCCACGATGAAAAGCTGTGCCCGGCGTTCGAAGCCTCGCCCATCCTGCGGGGCCTGATCGACGTGAGCACCAGCCGGAAGGCCGGCAACCGGTGGGATCTGAAAAGCTACCCGGGCGGCTTCCTCAAGCTGGTGGGGTCCAACAGCCCGGGGAACGTGAAGTCCACCAGCTCGGTGGGCGTTGGCGTCATCGAGGAACCGGACGACACCAGCGACGACGTGAAGCAGCAGGGCACCGCGATTGGCCTGCTGGAAGAGCGGCTCAAACGCTACCTGGGCAGCAAGCTCATCGTTGGCGGCACCCCGACCATCCGCGACCTGAGCAAAACCGAGCACCGCATCAAGCAATCGGATTGTCGGGTGCTCCCGGTGGTCTGCCACGAATGCGGCGAGGCCCACGTCCTGGCCTGGGAAAATGTGAGCTGGCTGGACGCCGACGCTGACCAGCCCGAACACGAAGTGTTCGGGCG